GACCCATATAGATCAACGCATTACCACCCACAACCAAATGCTTGAGAGCTTGGTGGACAGTAACGCGATCACTAGATGCTGCTATGATTTCCATGACAGACCTTTCCATCTTCGCAAAGGAGATATCAAGATCTGATCGTGCTTCCGGAGGTAGATCAACACCGATCTTTGAATCATCAATCTGTAGCTTAAAGAAGCTGGTTTGAGGAGGCAGTAGAGCTAACATCAATTTGGATGCTAGAGTGACTACCCCCTTTGCACCAACGCTTTGCCATGGTGTGACTAACCTTAGGTGTGTTGACCGTCCAACATCATCATCCTGTTGGATGAGAGTAGGTAGGGTCAACTCTGAACACTGAACAGCTGTGTCTAAAAACGTGGAACGATACTTACTTAGAAAGTCGTATCTTGTTTTAGCTGTCATTACTTATACCAAGATGTAAATGGAGACTTCTTCATTGAAGCAAGACCTTGAGCACCTTTACCTGCTTTCTGTCTCGCAGACTTAGCACGCTTGAATCCAGTAGCCCATGATGCGAGATCAAGACCACCGGCTCCGCTGGAGAGGGAAGTATCAATGGGTTCTTCTGGAACGATGGGTTCTACTGGAGCAGTTTCGCCTGCAGTGGTCCCTCCTACAGTGGTTCCTCCTACACCTGAGACAGTTTCTCCAGCGGTAGGTTCAGCGCCAGTCAAACGGGCTGGCACTTCATACTGCTTACCAATACCTCTGACTTGCTGCCTACCTTTAGGACCTATGTCCATACCTTTAGCTAGGAAAGTAGGTTCTACAGCTTCCCGTGCGCCAATCCTTTGACCTTGACGCAGGTAACCAGGGGAGCCTGGATCTCCAATCAGATTCTGTAATTGTAGACCAATGCGTCCGGTTCCAAAGTCAATACCTCTACCAAAGGGGTCAAGTGCTGCTTTACTTGCCTTTCTAATCAACTTATTAGCTGCACCAGACTTAAGGGAGATACCAGTTTTACCTTCTTCAATTCGTTTGGCGTTGATCTTATCAAGTTGACGGATAACTTTACTTGGATCAGTCTTAGTACCAACGATTTTATCGAGTTCACTTTTACTGATACCACCGCCACCACCTGCAATCCTTAAACCTTGACCAAGACTTTTCGGTTTAGATGACGCAGCAGCAGCAGCAGTTTGAGGTTCAAATGCACTAGTACCAGCCATGTTAAAGCCGGTACGGTCCTTACCCTCCAGATAACTTCTAACTGCGTCATCTGACATTGATCCGGCGGACCAGAAAACACCCTTAGATGTGTTAATAGGACGATAGTCATAACTTCTGCCACTACCAGCATCCACAGAACTAGTTGGTATGCTAGCCGGTCTTGTTGGAGTGGATACTTGGGCAGCATTAGCCTCCGCAATCATAGCGTTAGCTCTAGCCCTCTCCTGCTTAACAATTTGTTTAGCTTTATTAGGTTGGTTTCTCTTAGCCATTGTTCTCTTCGTTGAGTTGATGTTGAATCCACTCGACCACAGAACGTTGGCCGGAGCGGTACATAATTAATGAGTGTGAGTCATCCGGGTGGGGATTAAGTGGTGGGAAGTTCTCTTCAAGCTGTTGAAGAATAGAAGTTAGCTGGAGACCATGGGTCTCAAGCATACTGAGGGAGATTGGGGTTTGCATGTTCAAAGAAGGCAGGCATACGTGCCCGCTTTGTATCAGAAAGCTCTGGTGCCTTACCCTCATACATCAGACGGTCGCTGGCATCCAGCCAAAATTTTTTGTCCAAATATTTTGAGGTAGTATTTCTACCTAGTGGCTCAAGAACCCAATTAATGGTTGCCTTCCTGAGCTTATCGAGAGAAGGACTCCAATTGAGACCAAGCTCACTACATACCAAGCTATTCGCTGCAACATGGACTTGTTCATCACGACTAATGTCAGCACTTACTGTACGGAGACCAGCGTCACCATTAAACCGAAAGAATGGGAGTAGAACGAAGAAAATTGCACGCTCGGCAACCAATGCTTTAAGGATCGTGTGATCTGGATGCGAAGTCCACGCCTCTCGGAGCTTAAGTGCTTCGGCCTCAGCTTTCGGATCAGTACCAAGAGCATTGGCGACATAACCAAGAGCCAGGTCGTGGTTTTCTTCGTCTTTGATATTTGATTGGAGTAGGTCCCTCGCCAGAACTGGAACGTCAGTGGCAATGGCATCTCTGATAAACTCACCCACAGGTAGTTCCATGTGTCGGATAGCGAGTGCCCGGTAGATTGTTTCTTCAGCACCTTCATTCAGTTTACCAGCAGTGGTTTGGACCGGAGTCCATGTACGTTTACGATTAAGTAGTTTTTGATAGGGGTTCATTCGCCGCAATTACAATCAGGAGCAGGATCATTTAGAATAGACTCCAGGTAATTGTTAACGTCATCCTCATCCAATGCGGCATAGGCACTAGACTTGTCTTGAACGTCACCCATTACTTGGAGACTGTAATAAAGAGAAGTCTGTGGGCTTGCCAACCAATCTTCGATGAATTGCTCATCATAGGTAACCACATCTGACCAGCTGTTGAAGGAGTAACCATGCAACAGGTTGGTACTATCGAGCAGCCGAACGATACCGTCCACTACTCGCTTATAAGCCTCCCAGCCAACTTCCGACGCGATTTCTACATCACCGTAGTCGTAGCTCTGGACGCCAAAGGTGCCGCTATCACGGTCCACTTGACGGGCAATGGGAGGGGCGATCTCAGGACAGGTAGTGTACCCATCGAGATCAGTGTAGCGGTAGCTGCAGGAGGCTGTAGGAGCGATTGCAAAGGCACGTTCCATACGATTAGCCTTAGCGATCTCTGCAGCGGTTTGGATGCCCGCCTTAAGCTCCTGAGCGATTAGATAGCCAGGAGTGAAGGGATAAGGACGACCACTGTTCAGTGCCTCAAGGGCAAGACCAAAGTCGTTATATGTTACCCCACTGATTCGGAGAAGGTTGGCAAGTCCCAACATTCCGAGACCGACTTGGCGATCAGTCTCTGAAGGGAGGTACTCTCCGCTTTCTCCAACATTTGTTTTGCCGTGTAGGTCGCACAGTTCGGACATTCCTTTAGCAAACGCACCTCGAATTTCATCGAATTCGCATCCGCCGAGGTTAACATGTTGAAGTAGACAGGTCCCTCGACTTGGGAGATATACTTCCAAGCAAACGTTACCCCGGATTCGATTTCCATTTCGATCTACCTTTGTTTTGTTAAGCCAGATGTCACCACGTTTGATACCTTCAAGTAGTGCTTCTTTAACCTCTTGGTCAGCAAGTTCCCACCAACGTTGGTTGATGTTAACACAGCGTTTAACCCAAGGTAGCTCACTCCGACTAGCAGTAATGAACTCAAGCACATCAGGATGACTGAGATCAAGATGACATACAACAGCTCCATTTTTATAAACACCCCCACGTCTCAGGATTTCGTTGAGGGTTGAGTAGATTTTTGCAAATGATACAGGGCCTGATGCAACAAGTCCCTTACCATTCTCAGCTCCTTTAGGTCGGAGCTTGGAGAGATGGACGGCAACTCCCGCTCCATAGCGGAGAGCATGGCTAACAAATCTCCACGAGGCTTCGATTCCATTTGGTCCCTCCATTGTGTCTTCTACGACGAAGACTGTACAGCTAACGGGTAGGCGAGAGGTTGGATCATCAATCCAATTTTGTACACGGCCAGTACGAGCAATCAGTTCTTTAGGTGGTTTAGACATTATCAAACAAGATCATTAAGGTTAGGTGGTTGATAGTTCGGTCCCTTAAGAACCTTACCATCTTCACGGTAGATAGGATTACCGTTGTCGTCCAGTTTGGACATGTTACTTTGATGGACACGATCCAGAGCTTCGTCTAGATCCCATCCAAGATTAGCCGCATACTGGTAACACACATAGACCAGATCAGCTAGTTCTTTTAGACAGTCAGCAGAGTTAACTGTGAGCCCCATGATTAACTGGTTCTCAGCGTCAAGGAACTCTTTAAATTCCTCAACGATCAAACGCCTCTGCAAAGTCCGTGAAGCCGGCGTAATACTGTTCTTCACCTGGAAACTTTTCCGGAATTCTACGGCTTGCTGCTGATGGGTGGAGGATGTCATTTTCTAGTTCGTTTTGAAGGTAGTGAATTGCTTTGCGTAGGTCATCACGTTTGCTGTCTTTATGACCAGCACGACATATGTATTTAATTGCATTGCCAAGGTGAAAGTTCAGTCCTTGGTCTCGAATGAAATCCCAAACTTGGATGCTACCTCGTCGATAATACTCTGGTCCGGTGGTGTTTGTGGAATTGGCCATTTAGAAACTAGGTTAGATACGTTGTTGCTGAGAACGAAGCACTGCTTCTGAAGAGCAAGGAAGAGAGTAATGATAGCATCAATCTCTCCCTTAGAGCCATTCAGTGCGTCTTCAATCTGACGCATCTTAAACTGCTGCTCTATTGTCAGCTCTGTCACTGGAGGAGGTGGGAACCCAGTGCTTGATTTGTTCATTGAGAAAGTCATAGTTCTCCGCTTGTAGGATTTTAGCAAGTCGTGCATTAAGCAATGCTACGTCTTCATCTAGATCCTTCTCAGCAAAAGCATCTACAACTGTCTGCCAATTAGATCCATGTTTTTCAAGGAGAGCGTCTGCTCTCTTGATACCAATACCAGGTACACCAGAGTAACCATCTGTTTGATCACCTGCCATGGTTTGTATTAAGTGCCACCGATCACCCTCTTCTTTGGTGATCTCAATGACTCCATCGTTGAAGTCATATAGTTGGCCAGGTATCTGTCTCATGTCCTTATCAGGACTGCAGATAATGTGACCCTCTTCCTTTGTAGCATAGATACCTAAAGCATCGTCTGCTTCAAGCGTCGGGATGATGACAACCGGGAACGTCTCTTGAAGCGCCTTGATGACACGTTTGTAACCACACGGCTTCTTTCGGTTTC